TTATGACATATGATGCACTTATATTTCATTTCTTACTTTTCATATCTTTTATCTTCTTTATTTCTAATTCGCAATAGTGAATTATTTTTTCTAAATCTTCTATTCCATTTTTATTCAAGTACCTACAAACGTACTTCACAACATTACCCTGAAAGAAGCTGAGATTATTTTTAGATATAAATTCATACGGTTGAATGTGGAACGATTTATAGTGACTTCCACCTATCTGCTTTTCTTGTGGGAAAGCTTTTTCAAACATATCTTTTGTTGTCATAACTGATATCCATACCTTTCTTTTTTTGGTTTTAATAAATACAAGTTTTCTTTGGCTCTTGTTGCACCCACATACCATACTCTATGTTCTTCATCTGCTTTTTCTATGTTGTTTTCTACAGACTCTCTTATCTTTCTAGCATTATCTAATACTAAAATAACATTATCACATTCACCACCTTTAGCTGCGTGAATAGTTGATACTTCAATTCTTGCGCTTTGACTTAATCTTTCGTTATTACTTAACATTGTTCTTATATAAAAACATTCCTCCTGGTCTGCCTTAACAAAAATTTTATACCAAAGATCATCCGGCTGATAACCAAAGTCTTCTAATTTATATAAAGCTTTATTATCTTTAAACTTTGGATTATTTGGAATGTATTCATATAATTCTTTAGCATCATTTAAAGATATGGAAGATCCTTTACATAGGTGGCCAAAATTAATTATAGATTTATACAATCTAGTATTAAAACTTTTACCAAATCTATTTTTATAATATAAATTTTTTTCTCTTAAATATTTTGATATTTCATCAGAACGATAAACAGTTCTAGTTAGTATTAACCAATTATGTTTTGTAAAATCTATATGGTCCATACTAAATATAGGCTCTACGTTCCCTGGTGATCCTTTTTTAGCAAAGTATTCTTTTTGTTTTCTAGTATGTATTCTACTTACGATAACATTTGATACCTGTTGTATATTTTTTGGTACACGATTTGAATAAGGTAAGACTTGTTCTTCTGCTGGTTCATTTAAAAATCTATTAACATCTGCACCAGCCCAGGCAAATATTGCTTGGTCATCATCTCCAGCAAGATAAATATCTTTAGATTTTTCTTTTAAGATATCAAACATCTTCCATTGTATGGGTGATAAATCTTGAGCTTCGTCTATAAAGACAACATCAAACTCTCTGCATTTTTCTTTTTGTAAAACAAACTTTTCAATCATGTCATTGAAGTCATCTAAAACAAATTGTTTTTTAAAATGATTGTAGTTTAAATAAATGTGTCCTAATGTTTCATAGTCTACTTCTCGACTCCATTCATTTGTATTAAACTCAGACTCTACAGATATATCTTTGACCCTAGCTTTATTTATAAGTTTAAAGTACTCACTATTAAAATCTAAATAACCAGACTCATCTCCTGAGTCTGTAACTCTTAAGTTTAACTCTCTGCCTATTTGTTCGTAATGAACCGGTTGCATAACATTTTCTTCACTCATTCCCAATGTATGAAATGCAAATGAATGTAGTGTTTGAAAATATCTTAAATCTTTTTTATTTAAGTCTGGGTGTTTATCTAACATTCTTTCTTTTGCTTCATTAGCTGCCTTTCTTGTAAAAGCAAAATAACCAATACGATTTAAACTTGTTCCTTTTTTAATATACTCATCTACTAAGTTTAATAATGTTGTAGTCTTACCTGTACCTGGAGGTCCAAATATTTTTTTAATCATTAAAATATTTCCTCCTTACCTTTTAGTTCCATTAATTCTTCTTTTGGTTTTGTATCTGATAATAAACTTGGAAACTTATCTAAAGGTAATTGTAAAACATTAACTGGATTATTAGAGCTATCATCAGTTTTCTTTTTAGGAAATCTTTTATCAACACCAAGTACTGCTTTATATAATCTTTCTATACGTTCTCCTGTCTTACCTCTATTCTCTTTCCATTCTTTATTTTTTAAAGTTGCATAGAAAGAAGAATAAACAAAGAATGCTTGATTGTTTTCTATAAATACAGCACCTGTTTTAAATGCTGCAAATGTTTCTGCCTTTGGTCCATTTAAATATTGTAATAAATATTCATGTAATAATTCATCTGGTGTAGTTCCTTTAGGTGGTGAAGTAATAATTTTTGGTGGAAACAGATTATCTAGTATATCTTGAAACTCATCTTGTTTTATTTTTGGTGGTACTTTATCAGCTGCAGCACCTATGATGGCTCTAATATTTTCTATTTCAATAATTTGTTTTATATTTTTTGCTCTAACTTCTTTAGTTGTTTGACCATCATCTAATGTAACATTGAATGTATATTCAGGTTCAGGATATGTTATTTTTTGCAATCCGCTTAATGGTGGAAAGGTTCTTCTGTTATAAGATAGGTATCCAAATTTTTTATTTCTACATACAGCTTTCATACATACTGGCTGTATTGGATCTTCATTACAAGTATATCCTTTAATATTTCTTGCCCAAGATTTTAATTTCTTTTTAGTTTTTTCTTCTGACCAATCTAAAACTCCATTAGCATCTGATTTAAAATATTTATTAGGTGCAGCGATAACCATCTTCTCCCAATCATCTGGATATTTCTTTTTGGCAAACACTGCATAGTTATATAAAAACCTATCTCTGCCATCTGTTAATTTATCTTTAGTTAATATTGCAAGACAAGGTGGTCCATCATTAAACTCTTCTCCACCACCTATTAATATTTTTCTAGTATGTTCTATTGCAAACTCTTCTAAATCATCTGATGAATAAGTATTTGCTTTAATAACTTCTGCAAATTGATCAAAGTTAAAAGTTGTACCATCTAAATTAAAACCAACTCTTTCTGTTTTGTTGTAATAAGGTAAATTAATAAATTGTCCATTAACATAATTACCTTCTGGATCTTGTCCTAATTCAGTTTGTTTTGGATATATCTCAATGTTTGTTGGAAGTTTTAAAGTAAATAATAATTTTTCTAAAAATCCTCTAATGAAAACTGCTTTTGCTGGTTCCTTTAAAAATAAATATAAATGTAAACCACCACTTTTAGATTTAACAGGAACTAATGGAAGTTTATTTTCTGCTATAATATCTAAATATTTTTTATAAGGAAAGTTAGAATAGCTATGTTGTTTATCATCAATATCAATTGCACCAAATCTTGCCATACCTTGATCATCACAAGGTTGTACACCAATAGATTGTCTACCTGTTAAGTGATCTAAATAATCTTGATTAGTTAATTCTCTATGAGTCCAACCATAAATAGGTTTAACCTTTCCTGTAGTTGGATCTATTTTAGTTTGTGTAAGATCTGCTGCTCCAAAGTTTCTTTGAAGTCCACTAAATGCTTGTATAAAAATTTTTTCTTTATGCCCTAATTCCATAATTGCTTTCAAATCTATGTGGGCGATTACTCGCCCACACATCGTTGTTGACTAGAAGTGAGAAGCCTCTTGGGAATTTTCTGTACTCTCGCCATGTTTAACATTAACGTCTCCTTTTGAAACGCTTTCTGCGAAAGATTTTGCTTGTTGATACAATGCTGCATCTTGCACTGGACCAATTTTGCTAACTTCCCATCCAAACCAAGTACCTTTGTCATTTGACATTTGAGTAGTTCTTAGTTTGTAAGTATGACTAAAGAAAGCTGGAGTAAACATTCCATTCTTTCCTTTCATCTTTATACTAGCCATCATACTATTCCACTTTCTACTAATCTTTAATTGCGTTGATTTCATGGCAATCAAAGCTGTAGATGGTGTGTTACTATTAACAACTACAAAGTGACTCGCTGTCTTTTCAATATAATTACCATTTGGTAATCTATCTTTATAAGACGCATCTCTTTTTGTTTTAGTAAGTATGTCGCTAGACGATGGATGGATAGCAACTGGAGCTCCAGAACCTTCGCCTCTATCTTGCCATTCAATATATTCTAATTTGTAATGACAAGGAATGACTTCGATTCCTTTTTCTCCATCAAACAACTCTCCTGTTACAGAGTTATAAATCATTCCAGGTTCAGCACCTTGAACATATTTACCATCTCTTTTATTAACTTCAGGAGATAATTGTCCTAGTATTTTTAAGAATGGTAACGCTAAATCTTCATGAGTTAGATTATCCACTCCTTTGTTTGCATCTGCCTCAAATACATTGACAGATAGAGCACCTGCAGCAACTTTTTCAGCTACTGCTGTGTTTGTCCTTGGTTCTTGTTTCGTTTTTATTTGTTCTTGTTGCATATTTTTTCCTCCTTTATGCACGGGTTATTTTTGTTCGGTTTCCTGCGAACACATTAAATAGGTCAGAGGGCATATCTTTCCCAGACTCAATACGCTCTCTGACCAGAGCCTTAAGTGTCATAGGTTCAACCTTCAACTTCTGGGTAGGTTGATACCCTTGACCTTGCGCAAGGACAGCATATTCTGCCGCCTTGTTATCTTCGTTACGACCAAAGGAAACAGTGACCTCATTTTTAATAAGATCGCCTAGGCCTTCTTTACGAAGCCAGTTAAATGCTTCTTCCTTTTTATCTGCAGGAATAGAAGCACCGTAGATGGGCTTGACTTCAATAGCCGAGCCATCTGCTAATTTTAATGTAGAGATATTCATTTCTGTCATCATTGTTGGAATGATTTCACCAGAAAGAAGATCCTCTTGTTTTTTTAATTGCTTTAGATTTTCTTCAGCAATTTTTATTTTATCTTCCAAGTCTCTTAGTTTAACAACTTGTTCAGATAAAGTTTTTGCATCATTAGTCTGAGTTATAGACTCAGTCTGATCTGCTTCGAAATTAATATTGCTCATAATATTTTATCTCCTTTGTTAGCGTTATTATTTCTTTCTTTGCTTTTTTTAATATGTAAAAAGCTTTGTACCTAGTATAGTAATATCCGAATACAATGTCAAGTCCTGTTAGGAATAATGATAGAACATCCCATATATAACTAAAAATATTTTCATCTTTTTCTTTCTTTAACAAAGTATAATTATTTAAAAAATTATAATGTACTTCTGTTCTTTTTATAAATTGTTCTAACTCTGACTTTTTTGCTTTCATATGATACAGTTTATTCTGTATTTTCCATTTTTCATTATCCGTCATCAATGTTTCCTTTTTCAAATAGATTTATTTCTATTGGGTAATATGTATGCTCTTGTCGGTCCCATTTCAAGAGGTTATATTTACCTCCCGTTATATCTGCGACAATTGAGCACGCCACTCCAATAATTGCGGGATCGCCTGTAAGTAGTAAATAATCATTTGTTGTATAGTCTTTTAATAATTTTCTTAACTTAAATATTAATGGACCAGGTGACAAAATAATTTGGCTAAATTCAGGCAACAATGTAACTAGTTTGCCATATTTTTGTGCGCCCATAATATTAAATTTTGGATTACCAGATCTTGTTCCTGGTAATTCTTGTATAATATAAACTATAGGATTTTTAGATATAGTTGTATTAGTTAAATTAGATGCTCTCATTTATTTTTTACTTTCAAACTTGACAAGTAATTATAACTTAATATATAACTTGTCAATAGAAAGCAATATAAATTATGAATTATAAATTTAAAACAAAGCCTTATGGGCATCAAATTACTGCGTTAGAAAAATCTTGGAATAAAGAGGTTTTTGCGTACTTTATGGAAATGGGTACTGGAAAATCTAAAGTACTTATAGACAACATATCTATGTTATATGACAAAGGTAAAATTAATGGTGCATTAATTATTGCACCTAAAGGTGTTTACCAAAATTGGTATGATACAGAAATACCTACTCATATGGTAAAACATATTGAGAAAGAAGTTATATTATGGAAAGCTACTATTAATGAAAAACAACAAAATCTTTTAAATAAATTATTTGTTGCTGATGAAAAACTTCACGTATTAATTATGAATGTTGAAGCTTTGTCTACAAAAAAAGGATTAGAGTTTGCTGCTAAATTTTTAAGATCACATAATACTTTAATGGCAATAGATGAATCTACTACAATTAAAAATCCTGATGCTAAAAGAACTAAAAATATTGTAGCGCTTGGTAAACATTCTAAGTACAGAAGAATATTAACTGGTTCACCTGTAACTAAATCACCTTTAGATTTATTTAAACAATGTGAATTTTTAGATGAATATTTATTAGACTATTCATCTTACTATGCATTTAGAACTAGATATGCAATTATGAGATCAGCAAACTTTGGTGGACGTTCTGTTCAAATTGTTGTTGGTTATAAAAATTTACCAGAGTTATCTAGTAAGCTAGAACCTTTTTCTTACAGATGTTTAAAAGAAGATTGTTTAGATTTACCTGACTATACTTATACAAAACGTATTATTCAATTAACACCTGAACAAAAGAAATTATATCAACAAATGAAAATACTTGCTTTAGCAGAATTAGATGGAAAACAAATGACAACACAATCTGCTATGGTTCAATTGATGAGATTACATCAAATTACTTGTGGTCATTTTACTTCTGATGATGGAACAATTAAAGAAATTAAAAATGAAAGATTGTCTGCACTCATAGACATATTAGATGAAGTAGAAAATAAAGCAGTTATTTGGGCCCACTATAGACACGACATTAATGCTATTGTTAAAGCTGTAGAAAAACATTTTGGTAAAGAATCATATGTAACTTATTATGGTGATACAACAAATGAAGAAAGACAAAATGCAATTAAACAAATTCAAGATCCAAATAGTCCTGTAAGATTTATAATTGGTACACCACAAACGGGTGGATATGGTATTACATTAACTGGTGCTAATGTAATGGTATACTATGCTAATGGTTATGATTATGAAAAAAGAATACAATCAGAAGCTAGAATTAATAGAGCAGGTCAAACTAGAAAAATGACTTATATTGATATTATTGCAGAAGATACAGTTGATGAAAAAATTGTTAAAGCTCTTCGTAATAAAATGAACATTGCAACTAAGATTACAGGAGATGAATTAAAGCAATGGATCTAAAAATAATAACAGTATTATTTTTATTATCTACAGGAGAACTTGAATATAAAGAATACAAGATAAAAGAATCTTGTGAAGATTGGTATATGAACAAACTAGTTCATCTAGATAAGTATAATATTAATTTAATAGAGGGTTTACCTGCGGTAGGATATTATTGTGGGGCGATCGAAACCGCCCCAAATTAATTATTTAATTTCTATATCTTTAGCTTCAATAGCTTCTGGTTCATTAACACCAAGTTTGATTGTTAATACACCATCTTCCATCTTAGCTTCATTAACAACTGCGCTATCGTTTAACGCAAATTGTTTAAAGAATTTTCTAAATGCTAATCCTTTTTCTAAGTATTCTTTTTCTTGATCATTAACTTGACCAGAAACAGTCAATACACCATCTTTATATTGAACTTTAACATTCTTCTTATTGAATCCTGCTAAACCCAATTCAATGCCGTATTCACCTTTGCCATACTTCACAACATTGTGAAAAGGAAAAGATTGAGCTGAACCCATTGCTAAATTACT